GGAACGACGCTGATTTCATACACTTTTTCAATCTTTGTGATCGTGCGTGTATTTGTCGCCGCGTCGTAGCTGTCGCCGCCCTCCGGCACTTTGAAGGCGAAGGACATTCCGGAAAGATCGCCGCGCTGTACTGCCGTATAAACGCTTCGCGCTTCCTCGGTGTCCGGTAATTCTGCAACCATGCTCAACCCTGCCGCGTCAAGCGTCAGTTGCATTGTTTTGGGCGTTCTCGCAAGCGGTACTTTGTTCAAGTCGTGATTGTAGAACAATCTCGCGTCGGACAAGTCCGCATGATCCAGCGCCCCCGCTCGGATAATTTCAATAAACGTGCCTGCCGGATCGTTTATCGTGGTGGGCTGGTCGTAAACAATCGGCCTACCCTCTAATTTAAGAACCTTTGCTGCGCCTGCCGCCGCTGCGTCCGCTCTTATTTCGCATACTCTAATTTCCTTCATGCCTGCGTTCCTCCGTTCTCTCCGTTGTTGCCGTCCGCTCCCGCTCCGGTATCACCGTTCAGCGCTGCGGGCGCTTTTGCCTTTGCAAGCTGGTATTCCTCCGCCTTATCCGCGTCAACGTAGTTTAGCGATTGAATACGGCGATCTCCGCCGGAAACGCTCGGAAGGTTTAGAATTTCCAGCGCTTGATTGACCGTAAGCAAGCCCATAGGCATAATTTCACGGATCAAGTTTACTTTCGTCGCGTTGCTGGTGAATTGAAGCCGCCCGCTCTCGAACAGAATAGAATTGCCGAAGGCTCTTTCCCGATCGTTGAACAGTTTGCGCGTAAATTCAAGGCTTAGTTGCAGCGCCAGCGGTTCAATGACGCTTTCATAGAATGCCGCCCATTGGTTTTCATCGTAGCTGCTGTTTACGATCGCTTCCGAAACGCCTAAATAGTCGTAAATCTTCGTTTTTACGGCCTGCATTTGCTTTTCGTCGATCGCATACGGCTTGTTGTCGATCGGGATATACTCGGCGGCGCTGTCAAGGACGGCAATACCACCGTTGTTGTTGATGTTTAAATAGTCCTGTATGAAGTTTTCGCGCATTTCCTTCAAGATGTCGGCATTCGCAAGCTGTGTGCGTTTCAGAATGCCGCGAATGCTCGCGCCCGTCTTGATCGCGGAAACAATGCCTTCATTCTGCGCGTGGGCAAGCTGCAACGCGGGGGAAAGCGCGTCGTTCGGATCGCCTAAAATATCGTTCCCGTTGAAATTGCGGCGAAGGTGGACAATATCCGCATACGGTAAAATGACTTCACGCCCGCCGGAAAAGATGAAGCGCACATATAGCGCCCCGCCCGTGTCGCTCAAAAACTCCGCATGAACCGGATTGAGCGGGAACACGGCGACGCATTGCCCGCGTTCGTCCTTCTGAATGTACGCAAAAGCGTTGTTGTACAGAAAATAGTGGGTAAACAGTTTGTACAGCATATCGAAAGCGGACATATACGGGTTTGGCTCAACCTGTAACAGGCGGTTTAACTTGCAATCGCCTGTTACCTGTTCGTGATCCCGATACTTGATAATGTGCGATCCTTTCAGCTTTGCAGCATTGCGGGCGATCGCGTCAACGGCGCTTCTGAAAATGTCGTTGCTGTATGCGTTACCGCTCCATGCTGAAAAGGCATTCCCGCCGCCGATGATCTCCGCGCGGCTTGTTCCCCGTGCTGGAGGCTTTACCCTCCCAAATATGCGTTGAAAGATATTCACGCGTCTTTGTCCTCCTTCCGGCGCTCCGCTGCTTTCTCTTCCTCTTCGTTCCTCCGTTCCTGCTGACAATCGCAACGTTCCGAAGGATCAAGGGCGCAACCGCAATGCGGGCATACTCTGAAATACATTTCTGCTTTCTCCTTTCTGTCTGCTTTTTCTCCCACCCCTCCGCCCCTCCCGCTGGGAGGGGGACAGGCTCAAAGGAATTGAACACGCCTGCGGGCGGGCTGCTGTCTGCGTGTCTATGTGCTTCCTCTGATGATTTTTTGTTATCCCCGCCGCCGTCCTGCTTCTATCACTCCGGCAACTCACCGTAAAGAGGCTTTCGCGGCATATCCTCGCGCCGCGTTGCGCCGCTCCGGTATTCCACGATCCTCTTGACGGCTCGCCGCCTTCGTGATCTATCTAAAGCAGGCGACGGGGAATTAAACAAAAAATCATCTTCAAAGAAAGTGTTGGTTATCGAACCTTACTTATTTACAAGGCCTTCAAAGCTGATCCGCGATCAGCATTTTAGAGGCCGTTTCCGGTTATTCGGTGGCGGTGCTTCCGCCGCGTCCTCGTTACGAACGTACTTGAAGCACATATAGCCGTAACGGTTCGTCTTTGCGTCCACAAGCCTATAACCCTTCGGCGCTCGCGGCGGCTTGCTCTCGGAATACTCCCGCTTTGCTTCCGTCGCCGCTTCCTTCTCCGGCTGGCACAAATTCCGCGTACCCTTGTAATGGTGGCGTGTCCCTCTCTCCGGTGTCCAATGGTCGAAAAGGTAATTTGCAAGGCCTGTATAATCCCGCCCGTGATCTACGCCGTTGTAGTAGTTGTGTTCCCGCAAGTGTTCAATACGAATGATCGTTCCGCCGTCCCACTTCTCCCGTATCTGCTCTTCGGTCAGCCCGTTAGATACCATGTGAAAGTGAATGCGGCTCGTTGTCTTGCCTCTGCCGGGGTAAAGCGCTATTTGCGCGTCCGGATTTAACCGCCGCAACCGCCGCCAAAACGGATTTATGATCCCGTCCGCCTCGGCGAAGGTATGTACTTCGTGTTCGTTGTCCAGCGTGATCGTGGTATAGAGGGAAGCGGGGGAAAACGTCACGTTGAACATTCGCGCATGATTTCGACGGGCTAACCGCTGCTTGAAGTCCTCGTATTCCTCCGCGCTGCTGAACCGTGGGCGCGGCTCTGCCTTCTTTACGTCCTTTGTCCGATCCGGCAAGGTGTACACCTCCTGTTCACATACGCTACCCGCGAAAATCCTTCTTTTTGCTCGCATTTTTGGCCTCCTGCCTTGACAAAAGGCCGTACAACTGCTATAATTTATTTGTAGTGAATAGCTGTTGTACAGCCCTAACGTTCATCGGTTGCCCGCCGATGGGCGTTATTTTTTTGTCCTCTTTTTTCATAATGCTAATGCCTCCAGCAATTCCGCTATGTATGGATCGCGGCGGCGCTCCGGTGAAAGCGTCCGGACGGCCTCGCGGCATTCCTCGCGCAACCCGTAACGATCTTCAAGGCAATAGGAAGAAGCCGGATCGTGAAGGGGAAAATATGCTTCATAGCTCACAAGATCGGCTTTCCGGCATTTCTCACCGTAATATTTGCGTAGTCGAAGAAACTTCTTTTTGACCGCTCCGCAAGCTATCGCGTCAAAGCAAACGCCCGCCGCGATCCCTCTTTCTAACGCTTCTTCCGCAACTTCAACAACGGTTTCATATGCGATCGCTATAACGTCGTCCCTTTCGCACCATACATCTTTGCATTGAAGAACGCCGCACATTTTCAGCGCCGTATATTTTGCAGGCTCTAACGCTTTCAATATTGCGCCGTCCCGCTCCGCTCTTGTTGAAAAAGGCTTAACGCGCGGTTTATGCTCTGCCGCCGCCTCCGCATAGTGCTTGAAAAGCTGTTCCGGCGTGACCTCCAGCGCGTCCGCGATCATCTGCGCCGTTGTGTCCGTTACGCTCTTCATCTGCTGTTTCGGGACAATGCCGCCCGCTGCCCATGTTTCGTATGCTGCTATTGAATAACGGCTTACGCCGGAAAGCTCCGCCAACTTCGTAACAGTCCAGCCGCGCCGCCTGCGCTCCTGCTCAATCGTGTTCGGGAAACTCTGACATTTGAAGTTATATTTTCTGCTTCCTGTCATACCGCGCCGCCCTCCAACGTAAGAACCTTGCAAATGATATGCGCCTTGAATGCCTTGCCCTTGTATGCGTCAAGGTATGTCGCATAATTCGCCCGTGCGATCTCCGTAATGATCCCGCACGGCAACGGAAGGGCGGCAAAGTCTAACGCAAATTCGTAATAATCCAGCTTCCGGCGGTTCTGCTCCCGATCCTCTGCGCCCATTCGGAAGCTTTCTTCTTCCATGCTCCGGTATTCCTTTTCGATCGCGGCTATCTGTATCAGGCTTGATCCCCATACCTCCGTTTCGTAACCCTCATACGGGGAACGACCGCCGCCGCGTTTCTTTTTCCTCTTGCTCATTGTTTACGCTCCTTTCGCCTCCGACGGCCTGCCGTATGAAGTTTCTTTCGGCAAGCAGCCGTATTTCTTCTTGTGCCATGCCTCGAACTTCGCTTGATTGTCCGGATCATCGAAGAAACTTCCGATCGCTTCAAACAAGCCCCGACAATGCGCCGCCATGACGGGCGCGGGCATTGTGTCAAGCTGTACCGTTATCCCGCTCATGTGTTAGGCCTCCTTTGCTTGTTGTGTGCACACAACATAATTGCTAAAAAAAATATTGTCGATCGGCTCTTGAAGAGCGCGGGCAATTTGAAACATGACAACGTTTGAAATTCTTGTTTGCTTTCCGCTCTCAATCGCTGAAAGATACGGCCTGCAAATATTAGCCCGCTCCGCAAGCTGCGCTTGTGTCATTCCTCTTTTCTTGCGGTACTCTTTTACCCTGTTTAACACGCCGTCCACCTCCTATATGTAAAGCATACACAACAAAGCGCGTTTTGTCAAGCGCACACAACAAAATTATTTTGTAAATTTTCTGTGCTTGTCTTGATTTATTGTAGTGTGTAGTTTACAATATGATAAAAGGCGGTGTTGTGTATGGATAACAATGCATTAGGCAAGGCAATACGGAAAGCGCGTGGCGATCTTTCGCTTCGTGATTACGCTAAAAAAATCGGAATAAGTCATACGCATTTGGACAGTATCGAAAAAGGCTATGATCCGCGCACGGGTAAGCCCGTGACAATTAGCCTTGATACGTTTGTCAAGCTGTCTGACGCTACCGGAATACCGCTTGAAGAATTGCTTTTCATGTTAAAGTACAACCTTAACGACCTTGAAGCGATCGAAGAAAAGCCCGCCACAAGTAGAACGCCAATAGAAAGTATGCTTTTAAGATATTTTTCAAATGACGCTTCGCAATTTGGAAAGCATCTGCAAGCTAAAATCCAAGAGCAAGTGAACAGCGAAAGCAATTCTTCTCTTTTACTTGAACAGATGAACGAATTGTTTAACAATGTTTCTAAATTGTCCGAAGCTGAACAAAAGGCTTTTTATACCGGACTTGTGCAAGGGATAAAGCGTTGGGAAGATGAGCAGAAGGGGGAATAATAATGCCGGAAGCATTAAACGCGGTCATATACGCCCGCTATTCCTCCGATCGTCAGACAGAACAAAGCATAGAGGGACAATTACGGGAATGTTACGCGTTTGCGAAAGCGAATGATATAGCCGTAATTGATACCTATATCGACCGCGCTATCAGCGGCAAGACGGACAACCGCCCCGCCTTTCAAAAGATGATAGAGGACAGCGCAAAGCGTCAGTTTCAAGCCGTCATTGTGTACCGCCTCGACCGCTTCACCCGCAACCGCTACGACAGCGCAATTTATAAAGCCCGCTTGAAGAAAAACGGCGTGAAGGTTCTTTCCGCTATGGAGAATTTGAACGGATCGCCGGAAAGTATCATCATGGAAAGCCTGCTTGAAGGCATGGCGGAATATTACAGCGTTGAATTGTCGCAGAAGATCACGCGCGGCATGAGAGAAAACGCCTTGAAGGGTAAGGCGCTGGGCGGTCAGCGCGTATTAGGGTACAAGGTCAATTCCGATTGCTATTTTGAGATTGACGAAACGACCGCGCCCGTTGTCGTTGATATTTTCAAGCTGTACAGCAGCGGCAAGACCGTAAAAGAGATATGCGATATTCTCAACGCTCGCGGCGTGAAAACGGCTCGCGGCGGCGCGTTCAACAAAAATAGCCTGCATACTATCTTGACGAACAAGAAGTACATAGGCATTTACAAAACAAAGTATGGGGAGATCGTCGGCGGCATTCCGGCGATCATCGACAAAGAATTATTTGAAATGGTGGCGTTGCGTATGGAGCAAAACAAAAAAGCCCCCGCAAGAGCGAAGGCGGAAATAAACTATTTGCTTTCAACAAAGCTGTTTTGCGGTAAATGCCGCTCCGCTATGGTTGGAGAAAGCGGCACAAGCAAGACGGGCAAGAAGTATTATTACTATGCCTGCGTCAAGAAGAAGCGTGAAAAGGCCTG